GGTATACCAAGCCCACAAGGAGATTTTGCCAGATTTAATGAATATCCGACTCCGGAAATAGGCGTGGAATTTGGTGAACAACCACCTCCACTTCCTACATATGACGATTCAGCAAGGGAAACAGGAATCATGAACGCTATGCGAGCACCTTATACGCGAGAGGATTACTCCATGCCGTTTCCTCCAAGAGGACCTCATGATCCGTTCGACCCTGATCAAGAGATGTTTGAAAACCGCGACGAATATGACGCGTGGTTGAGAAGACAAAGATTGGGGTATTAATGGCACGCTATCCAGGAAACCATACCGACAGTGAGCTGCTGACTTTACCTAGAAATTTAAGAACAAGTCCTGATGGACTTGATTCACAATTAGCTTACGTTACCCAGCCAGAAATTGACATGATTGTTAAAGCCAATCCTCACGGTTCTATGCAAGGAAAACCTAACAGAGGTCCTGAAGGAGTTCCAAGCTTGGATGGGGATTATGGGACTTTTGCTCCTTCACCTTCACGACCAAGTAGTGGCGGTGGTGGTAGTTGGGGTGGTGAAAGAGAGGATCGTGGTGGCGGTGAAAGTCAACAAGATATAATCAATAGAAATAATAGAGCAAGAATAGATAAGATAGAGCAGGACAGGAAAGAAGCGGAAAAAGCCGCAGCCGGAAGACAATGGGATCCTAGAGCCGATGATTGGAAGAAGGATTACAGCCATAGCACTAGGGATGTAAGATCCAGTCCCAATGATCGTCTAGCATTCACAGAGAGAATAGCAGAAGGTGGAGGTAAAACAGAAGTTTACACATTAGCCGAACAATTAGCGAGAAAAGCTTATAAGCTAACTAATGATCCTAAATATCTTAATATGCCTATTTTTATTCCAGAAGGACTGTCTGATGAGGAATATAAAGCTCTTTTAGATAAGGGGGATGAAGCACTGATGACAGGAGATAATCAAATATTTTTTCAAGCAATGAAAGGTCTAGAGGACATAACTGCAGGAAACCCTAATGAAAAATTTCAACAAGGATTTGGAACTGGATATAATGAGTGGTATAAACCACCTTCTCTTAATATTGGAGGCGGCGGTGGCGGCGGCTACAGCGGCTGGGGTTCCGGCGGCGGAGGCTACGGCGGCGGTGGTGGCGGCTACGGACCACCGGAAGAACGACCTCCAGTACGAGGACAACCTAATGAATTATGGGGCGCGCAAAACCCCTTGCAGCAGGCAATGATTATGACTCACGGAGGACAGGGATTCCAGCAGGGATTCGCCCGTGGCGGAATAGTGAGCTTGGTAGAATAATGTTTGGATTGCCGGTTGAAATGGTGACAATGCTTGGATCAAGCGTTCTTGGTGGAGTAATGTCCATATGGGGACAGAGCATCAAGGCGAAGCAGGCGGAGCAGAAGATGCTTCTCGCCCGCGGCAAGTTCCAGATGGACTCCATTGAAAAGGCGCGTAAATACGAGAATGAAGGTTTCCAGTGGACGAGAAGGATAATAGCGCTGACGGCGGTGTTCTTCATAATCGTCTGGCCAAAAATAGTACCGGTCTTTTTTGACGTATCGGTCTTTTTGACCTGGACGGAATTCAGCAGAGGTTTTCTGTTCCTGATAGAACAGAAGGAAATGCTCGTGGACAGGCAGTTCGCGGGTGTGGTAATAACGCCAATGGACACGCACTTAATGGCTTCGATCATAGGGTTGTACTTTGGTGGAAGTTTGGTAAAAAAATAGTTGCGTAACTATTTTAAATAATATATAGGAGACTGTTATGGCAAGAGATCTTAGAGATATCACAGGAAGAGCCTTACAGCGCAGAACCCATGATGCAATGGGAAGAGCGTTATTTAAAGGTAAATCTAAAGGACACCCACACAAGCAAGGCTACAAGGACAGGGAAGATGAATCCATTGGCGCTAGACTTGGAAAGGAATCCGGTAAGAAACAATCCATGAAAGACCGTAGGGATGAGTCCTATGGTAAATGGGGTAAAAGAGGCAAGAGGCACAACAAGATAGACAAGGGTTAATGCGAGAAGAAAACGTTATTTACGTGATCCTTAAAAGGATCCGTGAACGCAAAGAACAGTTAAAAACAGTTATAGCCAACGGCATTCACAGCTGGGACCTATACAACAAATCAGTTGGTGAATACAAGGCCTATAACATAATGGAACAGGAACTACAGGACCTGCAGGAAAGAGAAAATGACGGAGATACCAAAACGTAGATTTGCTTTAGAGGAAAAGGATTTATCCGTAGAGGCAGACGAAAACAACAAAGTGGCTGAAGATAAGGAAAATCGGTTTGTAAAAAAACTACAGGACGAGGCCCTTAACGAGATTAAGCATTTACCAACAGATAAAATTTTAGACAGATTACCTGACCCTACGGGGTGGAGAATATTGGTTCTTCCATACAAGGGACAAGGAAAGACTAAGGGCGGAATAATATTGTCCGACACGACAATCGAGGAGCGGGGCTTTACAACAGTAACAGCGTTAGTCTTGAAAGTTGGACCGGATGCATACAGTGACACAGAGAGATTTCCAAATGGACCATGGTGTAAAAAAGGAGACTGGATTATATTCGGCCGTTACGCCGGTTCACGTTTTGGAATAGAGGGTGGTGAAGTGAGAATACTTAACGACGACGAGATAATAGCCGTGGTAAAGGACCCGGAGGATATCTTGCAGTTTAAAACATAACAGGAGGAAACATGCCTGCAGAACCAAAAATGCAAGTTCAGATGCAATCAGAGGCGGATGAAAAAATGGTTGACTTGCCAGCGGAAGGTGAAGCTACAGAGGTTAATCTCGATGAATCACCTAAAAAAGTAAACACTGATGATGCATCAAAAGAAGTTGATGTAGTTGTACAGGAAGGCGCTACTTCTTCGGAAGTAGATGACTATGGAAAAAAAGTTCAATCAAGGATTGATAAACTAACAAAAAGAGCGAGAGAAGCTGAAAGGCGCGAACAGGCTGCCGTTCAGTATGCCCAGGGAGTTCAGCGTGATGCGCAAGAAATAAAGAGCAGGGCACAGCAAGTTGATTCCGGATACGTCGCTGAATACGGTGACCGTGTGGAATCACAGATTTCCAACGCCAAAAAAGAATTAAAAGAGGCTATGGATTTGGGGGACACTGAAAAACAGGTTGACGCCCAAACCAAGCTGAGCCGTTTGGCCATTGAGGAGGAACGAGCAGCATCCCACAAGGCACAGCGTGAAAGATTAAGACAGGAAATGGAGGCACGAGGTGTGGACCCAAGACAGCCACAAATGCCCCAGCAACCGTATCCACAGCAAAGACCAGCCCCAAGACCGCCGGATCCAAAGGCGGAGGAATGGGCCAACAAGAACGAATGGTTTGGACAGGATGAACCAATGACCTTGACATCCTTCTCAATTCATCGTAAACTGGTGGAAGAAGGATTTGACACTACATCCGATTCATACTATAGTGAAATAGACAAAAGGATGAAGGAAACATTTCCTCACCGATTTGACAAGGTTTCGCCAACCCAGTCTGTATCTTCTGTTAATAGAAGTGCATCTCCGGGAAGGCGCAAAGGCACAGTGAGACTCACACCATCACAGGTTGCCATTTCAAAAAAACTAGGTGTGCCACTAAGCGAATATGCGAAGTACGTGAAGGAGTAGGCATATGATAATGAAAACGAAACAACCGCAAAAACTACCATCACGCGAGTCTGAAACCAGAGAGAAGACTTCTCGAAGGAAACCATGGGCTCCACCGTCACAACTAGACGCACCACCTGCACCAAAGGGCTTTAAGCACCGATGGATAAGGGCTGAAGTAGTAGGACAGCTGGACAATAAAAATGTCTCTGCCAGACTACGCGAAGGTTGGGAATTTGTCCGAGCGGATGAATATCCTGATACTGAATGGCCTCAATTAGATTCAGGTAAATATGAAGGTGTCATAGCTGTTGGAGGATTAATGCTAGCAAGGATTCCTGAGGAAACCGTTGCAGAGCGAAATGCTTACTTTCATCAACTGACGAAAGATAAGGATGAAGCGATTGCAAACGATCCACTCAAGGACCAACATCCTAGTATGCCAATCTCTTCGGAGAGAAGCACTCGCGTAAGTTTTGGTGGCAAAAAAACCTAGTAGGTTTTCCACATAATTTACACATAATTGACACACTCATGAGGAGTGGGTCACAACTAATTACTGTGAGGAAAAATCATGGCAAATAAAGACGCGCCATTTGGTTTTAGACCCGTAGGTGAGTTAGGAAGTAACATCCAAAATGGTGGTACCACAAGGTATCGTATTGCGGATAACCAAGCCAATGCTATTTATAAAGGCGATTTAGTTTTTATAGGTGATGGCACTGTAACCGATCAAGTCGGTACTGCAGTGACTAAAGGTTATATTGGAGCTTCCGCTGCTAGTAACGTTATGAACATTGGTGTTTTCAATGGCTGTTTCATAACTAAACATCCTACGACCGAAAAACCATATTGGTCAAATTACTATCCGGGATCCATTAACGTGGCTTCGGGAGAAAAGATTTACGCCTTTGTCTATGACGATCCGAACAAGCTATATGAAGTACAAGCAAATGGTACATTAGCAGATCCAACTTCAATTGGCTCTAACGCAGACATGGCATATACAGCTGGGTCTACCGTTAATGGTCAATCAAAAGAAGAACTAGGAACGCTAATTGGATCAGGTGCGACTGGACAATTCGTTATTGTGGGAATATCAACAGATCCTGATAATAGCGATGCTTCAGCTGACAATGCAAACTGGATTGTTAGATTGAACGAAGGTCGTTATTTGAAAACCACTCTTACTACTTCATTCCCGTAAGCCGATAGGAGGATTGAACAATGGTTATATCACGTATGCAATTGGTCAAAGAGCTCGAACCCGGCTTGAATGCTTTGTTTGGGTTAGAATACGACCGATACGAAAATCAAAACGCAGAAATCTTTGAAACAGAGAGTTCTGATCGTGCGTTCGAAGAAGAAGTGATGCTTGGTGGTTTCGCCAACGCTAGTGTAAAACCTGAGGGTCAAGGCGTAGTTTACGACGACGCTCAAGAAACTTACACTGCTAGGTATACCAACGAGACTGTCGCTTTAGCTTTCTCATTAACTGAAGAAGCCGTAGAGGACAACCTTTACGACAAAATCAGCACTCGATATACAAAGGCATTGGCTAGATCAATGGCTAACACTAAACAGGTGAAAGGTTCAAATGTATTGAATAATTCAACTACATCTGGATACACTGGTGGTGACGGGGTAGTTTTACTATCTGCATCACACCCAACTCTTAGTGGAAACCAAACAAATCTATTAGGCACTGCCGCTGATCTCAACGAAACTTCGTTGGAAACAGCACTTATCGAAATTGCAGGTATGAAGGATGAAAGAGGATTAAAGATTGCTCTTAGGGGTATGAAATTAATTCTTCCGGTAAATCTTCAATTTGTAGCTGAAAGGTTATTGAACTCTGCAGGACGCGTAGGTACAGCGGACAATGATATCAATGCAATTAAATCTATGGGCATGGTCCCACAAGGTTATGTAATCAACAATTTCTTAGTTGATACAGATGCATGGTACGTTAAAACTGATGCCCCTAATGGACTTAAACACTTCAATAGGGCGCCTATAAGAACTGCAATGGAAGGTGACTTCGATACTGGAAACGTTAGATATAAAGCAAGAGAAAGATACAGCTTCGGCTGGTCTGACTGGCGTGGAATATTTGGCACTCCAGGTGCAGCATAAAATAAATAAAGAAGGGCGAAATTAGTTCGCCCTTCTTACTAAAACCCGTTAGACTTAAAACGACTACTTATTTAGGAGGGTAGACAAATGGGAACAACAACTTTTAATGGACCGGTTAGATCGGAGAATGGTTTTAAATCAATTACCATTAATTCTTCTACTGGTGCAGTTACAGAAGAGGCTGTCTATGATACGAGACCAAATTTTCGTGTCACAGTAGACAGTTCAACTTTAAATACTGGTGCAGCAGTAACAACTACTTTAACTAGAGCACAATCAGGGACCCTATTTAGCATAGATGGAACTGACGATATTATAGTTAATATGCCAGCATTAAGCACTGCAAATGTAGGAGCAACATATGAATTTATTGTTACTACAGCTGTAGCGAGTGGAAAAACGGTTACTTTCGTTTTACCAGGTTCAGCTGTTTCAAACTTTTATGGAGCTATAGAGCTTATGGGTGGCACTGCAGCTAATCCGGCATCTGATATTGCAGGCGATACTTTAACTCTTCCTGCTACAACAGCAGTTAATGCAAGAGTTAAACTTACTTGTGTTACTGATGATGGAACTAATTCCACATGGAAAGCTGAAGCATTAGGCACACCAATACCAACTATTGGTTAATAACATTTATGAGCTCCTTCGG